GGTTTAGGGGATGGGGAGGCTCCTCAGTCTGCTTTGGATGTGAGGGGGGTGGTGAGTATCGATAATATCATTCCACGTGGATACCTTCAATTAAATCAGGGATCCAGACCTGGTGCGAGTACCGCGACGCATGGTATGAGATGGACAAATACAGATAATTCCAACCATTGGCACTTATTCAATAGTAACAATGATCATTTTAGGTTCGTATATAACGGTACTGCGAAGGGTTATGTTGACCCGAATGATGCTAACGCTCAAATGAACTTCACCGGACAACACAGGACTTTCATTAAGAATGTTCCTTTCTCACAAGTTGGTGAATTAGAAGGTCTCATCGTCTCCTCCGACCAAAACAAATATATTAAGATGAGTGGTGGTATCGAGGTTGGTTCGAATGCTATTACCACGAATGAGTCGCTTCCAGTCGTATCCCTCTCAAATGTTGTGACTGATAAGAAATGTTTTGGTGTCATCTCAGCATCTGAAGACCCCGAAAATAGAACCGAACATTACGGTGTGTTTGGTACTATTTTCGAAAAAGAAAAGGGTGATACCCGCGTCTACATCAACTCTGTAGGTGAAGGTGCCATTTGGGTCTCGAATATCGGTGGGTCTTTGGAGGCGGGTGATTACATAACCACATCCAACGTGGCAGGCTACGGTCAAAAGCAGGAGAGTGAGTTCCTCGCGAACTATACGGTCGCTAAGATTACCATGGATTGTGACTTTGAGCCCATGACCCAACCCATACAAATTATTAAAACGCATGAAACAGGTGAAAACGTTCTAGACGAACATGATCAGATCCAATGGGAAGATCATCCGACAGAAACGGAAAAAGCCTATAAGCTTAGATATCTCACAATTGATGGTACACAAACAGATGAGGCCAACGCAGTTCATACTGCAGCCTTCGTGGGGTGCACGTACCATTGTGGGTGAGTCCCGATTTGAGACCGAAGAGGTCTCTGGTCGTAGATGAAAAAAAAAACAATTTTCCTCCAAAGTGGAGTGCAACCCACTTTGCAAGAAAGACATCCCGTATCAAACAAAAGCCGTTGGCTTTTGGCCGTTTAAAAAAACCTTTGTACATATTAAATGTCCACGAATGGCATACTAGATTTTCAGAACACGAATAAGATTATATTCCGTGGTTCTGATTCGAACGTGGTCATTGATACGTCTAACGTAAGTTTGGGCATTGGTATTCAGGGGACTGAAACACCAGGGTCAAATCTTCATGTCGTTGGAGATGCATATATTTCCTCTAATCTCAAATTAACCACTGATACATCGATTCTTGTAAACTCTAATGTTGTTACCAACTTTAGCGGACCTCACGCGAGGTTGCCAAAGGTGCAACCAATTGTGGAGCATCCAATAATGCATATAGATCAAACCGCTGAAAGACCTAAACTTTGGACCGCCAACGATAATTCATCTAATATTTCTGTCAGGGCTGGATATACCGTTACAGCAAGTACCGTATATAATAGTGGCACTGGTAACTTCGATGTATCTAGATTATACGATGGACACCCCGATGGGAATGATGGTCTATATTATTGTTCGGGTGGTACACCTGGAAATGGTACTTCTTATTCCAGTACATCTGGATTATATAGGGACACTACTACATCGGGTGGTTATTCTAGTTATGGAGGTACACCTATTACTACCACGGTGAGTGGTGTATCAAAAGCCGGTGAATGGTTAGGAATAGAAACACCTCACCCCATCGTGTTAAAATATATAATGTTATTTGCAAATGGTACTGCCGTATACAGTCATGGTACACCACATAAAGGGGTGTTTGCTGGTTCTCATGATGGTGTAACATGGGAGTCTATATCGACATTTAACGATTTTATGGCTGGAACTTCCACTCGAAATGTTACTGCGAATCCACTTGGACCTCATAGATTGGATATAAATTCAACCACCGCGTATAAATATCATCGTATGATTGTTGAAGCTATTCAATCAACATATGGTGGTGCTGGTTCAGGTGCTTATTTAATTGTAGACGAATTGAGATGGTGTGGTTGCAACGACAACCCACCCGCGGGTGATACTTCCGTGGATACCACCTTCACCTCCATCATGAACACACCCCAAACTACTGGGGCCAATGTCTATGTGGATGCCAAGTTGTCTTCGGACTTTACCAATCAAGTTACGGGTCCTACCCCCGTCGGAACTGCAGCGGTCCATGACAATACCAATAAGTATTGGGAAATGAATGGTCAACTTACCTCCAATATTACCGTAGAGGCTAATACCTTCTTGGAGGGTGACCAACCCCATGCGGTCTCCGTATGGTTCAATTCCTCAAACTTGGAGGCCAACGTTTCCAATACGTGCGTTTTTTCCATTTCGGACCAAGAGAAGTTGAATTCCCAAAACCTGGATCTCCAATCGAACACGTGGCACAACCTGACCTACGCGTACCAAGGTGAAGGTGGCTCCAAGGTAACCTACCTCGATGGACGTAAGGTGGCCGAAAACCAAGCCGAAGATACCTTCGGGGAGTACCCACCCTTCGATATGACGGACTACGAACAGAATGGGTATGCGGTGAGTAGGAGTAACGATTATGATTCTGACCCTGCTAACATTCGACAGGCATGGAAAGCGTTCTCATCGAGTGGTGCGTGGATGACGGAATTTGATGTTTATGGACGAAACGCCGAAAACAATAATAATGGTGCTTTGAATGATGCACCAACTATCACTGATACAAGTGGAACATCTCACACCGGTCACCAAGTGACACTAGAAACTCCATTCAGACTCCGAGTAAGTTATTTGGCAGTTAACGCATCCGTTGATAGTAGGCGACCAGAGAATGTTGTTATTCTTGGAAGTAATGACAACGAAAACTGGGATCTTCTGTACACAAACACTAGTGTTCCCGATCAATCTGATAACAATTTAATCATCAACTCAGTGAAAGATTATAAGTATCACATGTTCATGGTGAAGAACCTTGATCCGAATGGTGAGGGTGCGTTGTACATACCTAGATTACAATACTACGGCCACCGCGAGAACGACCTGGTCCGCCTTCCCGATCCCACCAACGTTCTCAAGTATCCGCACGTGGTGATGACGGGTCCGGCTCAGAGGGGGTATGTGGCTAAAGTCAGTAGCCAAACGTCTACAACGGCAGACTATCCACATATAATATTTGACGGTGATGATACTACCCAATTTAGATCTGCTCTTAATACATATACATCCGGTACAGCTAATACAACAGATAATCTGAAAACACAAACATCCGCAGGTGGTACAGCGACGATAGATGGTTCTTGGATTTCAATAGAACTTCCCCATAAATTAATTTTACAATCTACGAGAGTTGTATCCAATGATGGCACTTCTCATGTTCCAAAAAGACTTATCATTTATGGTTCGAATGATATAACGAATGATGGATGGGTGGAAGTTGATACTACATACAAAAGTGTAGATGCAAACATCCCATACCAGGGAACAGGTAAAACCTGGACAACAACTGCATCTTCTACTGGATATAAAAATTTTGCATTAGCCGTGTCACAAATTGAAAGTACAGGAAATAATAGACTTGTGGTAAGTACATGGGAACTCTACGGCACAGGTGTCGACTCGATCCCCATCCAGATCGGTGGTGGGAACATCGATAAGGTGGCGAACTTTAGGGTCTACGATAAGTTTATTGGGGAGGACCAAGCCCTCGAGATTTGGGATGCCCAAAAGGACACCTTCCACGGAGTTAAAAACTCCGTGACCCTCCACAAAGGTCGCCTAGGCTTGGGAACCACGGAACCGGAAGGGAGGTTGGCGGTCTTGGATGAACCTGATCCGACGTATGGATTCCAAAAGTTTCCTCCTAGGGCTATATCAGTTTTAGACTACGATACACATATAGTGGGACATGGTAAATTCGAATTCTACTCGAGTCAGGGTACATGGGCATATTCTTATCGAGGAAATACATCATGGGACTTTACACGAGTGTTTACGCCCCGATTTACTACTGACGGTGGTTGGCATGGTGATAGTCTTTCAACACCGGGAACGTACCAGATAGTTGGGGTGTACGCCCCGGCCATAACTTCTGGAGATGGTTTGATACAATCAACCCTTAAAGATGGTTCGGTCGTTTATGGTGATTGGATCGCAATGCGTACCCCGTACGCGATAAATGTTACGAGAATAGCAACCGCTCCGCGAAAAGGTTATGGTAAAGCACGTGGTATAGGTAAATTCATAATTTTGGGAAGTAATAATGGCGTCGATTGGGAACATACGGGTTCCGGTGCCATAGCACCTCACGGTATGTCAAGTGCCTCTGACGCGGGTGGATACGGTACCTTTCAATCTGAAACAATCGCTTACGTGTCTACAAATTCAAACGGTTATTATTATACGTACCATCGTCTCGTGGTCACGCATATAATGGGGCATAGAGGTACTTCTGGACACCCACAATATGTTTCTGGTGCAAGTGAATCACTTAACCAAGCATATTTACGATTCTTCGGCACCCGCGAACAATTACCCCCGAAACAATCCGTCCTCCACGATGGCCAACTGACCCTCACCAAGAACCTCACGGTACCTTCCATAGGTCCATCAGTGACGAATACACGTCACGTCGTGCCTAAGCGTCATAAATTGCTAGTGGAATTTGACACGTCCACGAACCCCACAGATTTGACTACAGTCAACGACACTTCGGAGATGGGGAATGATGGAACATTAATAGGAAATGCGTATTATAGCATAGGTGATAAGGCGTTTAAATTTGATGGGTCGGGAGATTACATCCAAATGAAAGATTGGACTTACGGAACTGGATTTGTTCATTCATTTTCGGGTTGGGTTAAATTTAAAAGTCCAGAGGAATCTTGGCAGGCACTATATGGTGTCGGTGACGCGGCCGGTACAGGTCGTACAAATTTCACCATCTACGCACTGACACAAGATAATTATTTCCGCACAGAAGCTGACGGTGGTGGAGGACGTATAGATCATACTTTTGAATTCACGGGTAACATGGATAAATGGTTACATGTAGCTGTCGTTAAATCGGGTACTGCAATTAACACTACGAGAATGTACATAAACGGCGAGATACTTCCACACTCAAACCCGAGCAATGAAACTAACAATATAGCTTTACCAAATACACCACAAAATTTCAATTTGGGTTCATATGGGCCATCATCTTCTTACCATATAAATGCGGATTTTTCAAATGTAAAGTTCTACAACACAGCCCTCACGGCCGGAGACGTCAAGACCCTCTACGATATGGGTAGAGGTGATTCATACCACGTCACGAATTTCCAAAACACCCTAGTGGGTATCAATTTGGGCAATGGTCGAGCACCGCGTTCTGCACTAGATGTGCGAGATCAAATCTATGCAAGAACAACTACCATCGGTACGTTCACCGGGCAACATATATGTTTCCCAGATGAGTCGATGGAAAAGGGTCTCATCGTTTCAGCCAAGAAGAACAAGTTTGTAAAATTGAATGGATTGGCTACCGGTAAAAGTGCGATCACAATAGACGAATCACTTCCCATCGTCTCCCTTTCAAATGTCGCTCAAGATAAGGCGTGTTTTGGTGTTGTTTCTTCTATTGAAAAACCATCACCTAAAAGGAAACAGGAAATTGGTGGTGTAATTTCCGAATCCGTAAAGATTGTCGGTGACAACCGTGCCATAGTGAACTCTGTAGGTGAAGGTGCCATTTGGGTGGTAGATACCAATGGACCCCTGGAGTCGGGCGACTACATCACGACCTCCAATGTTGCAGGCTACGGTCAGAAGCAGGACAGTGAGTTCCTCGCGAACTATTCAGTAGCCAAGATCACCATGGATTGTGACTTTACGGGGTCCAACGTCGCCGTTCAAACTATTAAACGTGAAGAGACTGGTACCCGAATAATTACAGAGGATGCCTGGAACCAACTTGTGGAATACGATCGATATTCAAATGTAGAAGATGAAATCACCACGTATTATCAAATTCAAAGGGGTGAGAATGTCCTCGATGATAATGGTCAGCTTCAATTTGAGGACAAGACGGGTGCGACGGAGGCACCATACGAGAGGCGTTTTCTCACAACCGATGGCACTCAAACAGATGAATCAAACGCAGTCCACATAGCAGCATTCGTTGGGTGTACCTATCACTGTGGCTAAGTCTCAATTTTTCCTCAATAAACATTTCCTCCAAAGTGCAACCCACTTTGTAAGAAAAAACCTTACTCAATAGTAGATATGAACGGAAACGATAGGTTTTTGAATATCAACGACGCTCACCTCAGGGTGACGGGCGGAAATGTTCATGCTAGTAGTTTCAATCTTGACCAGATCTCAATCACAACTACCAGTACAACCGCCTCGACAATCGATTTTCTTAATGAAACGACAGCATTCACGGCTCGTTCCAACATAGAAGTAGGAACTGCAAATCTTTTTGTAAATACCGAAACGTCAAACGTGGGCATCGGAACGGATGCACCCGAATATACCCTTGATGTTCATGGAACGGCTAATGTTGGTGTTTTAACTGCAAATACTGTGACGGGTTTTGATGGTACTTTATTATTAGGAAGTCATCTTTTACCTACTCAACACGAGCAATTTGATCTAGGCTCAGCGGATAAAAAGATTAGACACTTGTTTTTGAGTGATAATTCACTGTGGGTCGGTGATGAAGCCAAGATCTCGTTTGTAGGTGGAAAAATGAAATTTTTGAAGCGTAAGAAGACTATTGTTCCTAGTGGTACAGCAGCATTGGGAGGAAACGCAACAGATGCTAAAACCCACGCAGGTGTAAGCGAAATCACTGATATGAAACTCGAACATTGGCTCGCATATACTAAATCTCTCGCCGGGGGAGCAGACAAGGACATTAAGGATATTTTTACAACAGGTGCAGACAATTATGAAGCAACCTCCGCATCTGACACGTTCAAGGAGCATGGTAATGATATTTACAGTGTAAACAAACTTAGATTAGGTTCTGCCGCTGCCGCAGATGCAACACTGGACGTAGTGGGAACAATCAAGGCGACTAGTGATCTTACTGTGAATACAAACACGTTTCACGTAGATGCCACTAATTCACGGGTTGGGGTGGGGACTACGGGTCCTACGACCGCATTAGACGTGGTTGGAACGGTTACCGCGACTTCCTTTTCAGGAAGTGGTGCGGGTTTAAATAGTATTCCTTCCAGTGCGATCAGTGGAACACTCCCAGTGTCCCGTGGTGGTACTGGCACGACTTCGTCTACCGGGAGTGGTGCACTCGTTCTCAAAGACGCACCCGCGTTCACCGGTGACGCGACTTTTGATACCAATACACTCAAAATTGATGCTATCAATAACAGGGTGGGTATAGGGACAGTAAGTCCGAATTCCAAACTCGATGTAAATGGATCGACAAGAAGTGGGTATGATACTAATACGACATCATATTTAGGTCGTGCGGCAGTAGGATACTGTGGACATAATGACGCTATGGCTATCTGTCATATTGATTCAAATAATAACGGAGGATACGCACTTTTACAAGAATCAAATGGAGAAACAATGTTAAATTCTGCGTCAAGTCGTCCAGTTCATATACGCCAGGGAAACGTTGATAAATTGACTATAAATAGTTCTGGTTATTTAAAATACAATAACCAACCTCGATTTTCCGCTTATTCTAATAGTGGTGACGCAAATTTCAGTGGATTCAACAGTCCGGTCAAGTTAACCAGTACGCTTTACAATGTCGGTAGTCATTACAGTACCTCTACCGGAGGTTTTACAGCCCCTGTAACGGGTCACTATAGGTTTTCTGTTGCAGCGTGGAACAACAGCGCCTCGGAGCAACAGTACAGTATGTGGTATAGAACGTCTAATTCGGGAGCATGGGATGATATAGGACCTTATAAATTATTAGGAGGATCTCCAAATGGTGATGAAATCATATGGACTAATATGAACAACCGCGGATTAGGTCATCCTACGTTTGATCTTTATGTCCCAGCCAATTATCAAATAGCGTTCGGTGGACGTGGGGGGGTGTCAGTTACAATTTATAGAGGACACTCATTTTTTTCGGGTGAATTAATTTCAATTGCATAATATATGAACGCGTACGTCTCCCTCGTTCCAGAAACATTAGAAATCGTAGATAGATTTAGAGGTACGCAGAGCGACGTAGAATCTAGATCTTCTGATTTGGAACATGTCATAGTTCCACCGGAAATGAACTCAGATTTCGTAATACCCGGTCGTAATTCGGAAACCAATGAAATAGAATTTACGGTAGATACTGAAGCAGTCGAAGTAGAAACTCAAAATCGTATTCAATCTCGATGGATAATGTTTAGAGGTGAAAGAAGGCAACGCCTTTCAGAATGTGATTGGGTTGTGAGTGTATCCGACTCACCTTTACCACAAGAAAAGATTGATGAATGGAAAGTGTACCGCCAAGCCCTTCGTGATCTTCCCTCGATAACTGAAGATCCGAAAAACCCCGTTTGGCCAACCCCTCCTCAATAAACATTTCCTCCAAAGTGGACCGAGTCCCACTTTGCAAGAAAAAAACTTACTCAATAGTAGATAAGAGACTATGCCGATTTATTCGCCAACAGGATTTCTCGACATCACAAACGCAACTCTCAGGACCTCGAACACCGAGTGTCAAAATCTCAAAATCGGGACAGGCAATCTTTATGTTACGTCTGAAATCTCACCATCGTTTGAACTTAATTTATCAAATGTTACAAGCTTGGGAGCTACTTCCCCACACACACTAACCCTCTCAAACGTTACTACAGCGATTGATGCTACGAGTAATATAATTACTTCAGGAAACTTGAAAATAGGTGGTCTCATCTACACGAAGGATTGGGGTATTCGGACAGCAAATGGTAACAGTGATAATCAGTACGTGGGTCGCTTTACGGTACATGGAATCACTGAAGTACTTATCACTGACCAGGGAGGTTCTCTTGGTTCAGCGAGTAAATTCACAATCACTCGAAATGATGGTTCTCCTCCATTAGTCAATGGTATTGACTCATCTTCTACTGTCAACTATGAATGGTATTATACAGAACCTAATGCAACGACATATCATTTATGGGTGCGTCCTATACACAGTTCATCTGTCCAAACAAATATTAAGGTCACTTCTAGTACGTACACAGAAGTGGCTGCACCCACTAGTCCAACTCTAATTCCATGCGCCAACGGCCTTATAAATATGTCTGGAAACGTAGTGGCCAGTCAAAATCTTACCGTTTCTGGGAACGTAGTGGCCAGTCAAAATCTTACCATTTCCGGAAATACATTCTATACAAGCCCTATGTCCGTCAGTGTGGATTCCAACGTGGTCACCGAATACACGGGACCCCACGATCGACCCCTGCGGAAGTACCCGGAGGTGGCTTTGACTTCGGCGTCACAGGGTGGGTATGTGGCGAGTGGTTCTTCAAATGGGTCGGGGTCGTATCCGGAATATACAGCTTTTGATGGAGTTGTTACTAATTCTACCACTGGTTGGGCCAGTGACGCTACATACGCGTCTGGTACCGGTATATCTACATTTTCATGGAACGGTTCATTTGGCGAATATTTATCACTAGAACTACCCAAAGCTTTGCGGTTACAAAAAATGTTCCTAAAAGGATATGAACATTCAGGTATCAATTATCAAAATGCACCACGTGACATAAAGCTATATGGTAGTAACAATGAAACTAACTGGGTTTTGCTTAAAACAGAGACAGATTTACCTATCGACTCGATAACTAATAATAGTACTTACATCAACATAAACGCAACCGAGTATTACAAATATATTAGATTACAAATAACTAAAACATACAGACGCACCGCTGGTTATACACGTATTTCCGAACTCGAATACTACGGCCACGAAGAAGGCAGTGGCTCCCTAGACACCACCCTAAAGTCCGTGTACAACGTGCCGGCGACCACGGGGACCCAGTTGGAGGTCTACTATGATGCGAAGGACTTGGATAATGGAAACGCCCCTACGAATCCTGTGAACCTTTCTCCTAATACTAACAATGCTACACTAGGTGGAGACCCACAGGTTTCAAATGGAGCTTTTGTATTTGACGGGACGGGAGATTACATAACCGGAACACATGGATTAAGTGTACCCGGACAAC